TTCATTGGATCGCCGCATATAGAACACCGTTCCCCTTGTCTATCTGCCAATACTAACTCAGCGCCGTATTCTGCGATTTCTGATCCACTTTGCAATTCTTTCTTTAACTCTTCTTTGAGACCGCTATAATCATTCGAATTACAGCTATAAACGCGTACATTGCCAGAACTACATGCTGCCAAAAAATTCTGATTGAATCCGACCGATATAACAGGATTTTGTTGAGGTTGAACTACAAGCGGTTCAGGTTCGCGTTTACTCTCATCCCATAATTGAAGAGCGTTGCGCGAACCACTTGCAAACAAAGGTAAAAAAGATGGTAAAGATGGATCTAAAGCTAAAGATGGATGAACGGCAACGCATTCTATTGCTTCTCTAAAATTCCATTCTTTTGATTTACGTACTGTTTCTACTCTTGTCAAATATTGTGCTGGACCACTACGAATAGTAATTGTGACTGCCTCTATTAGCATCAAAGAACCATCATCACATCCAATAATAAAGCCATGTGTATGCATCGGTCCAGAAAATTGATAGAAATCACCAGAACTATAACCGACCTTTGTTCTATAAGGCGTAATGCATGTTACAGCGCATTTTTTTGGTATATTGTAAATGCTATATTCAGTATTCATAAACCTATTGTTTTCACCTTTAAAATTAACTACTTTTAAAACAGGTGTGCCATCTGATTTTATTGTTACAAACGAAAACAGTCGTCCATCACTACTAAACGATGTAAATAATACCTTTTCACTTTGTCGAAAATTGCTTTCATTTTTGAAAACTGTAGGTAAAGAATGTAATGGTTTCACAGAAGAGGAAGGTTCAAAGTGATACATAATGATATTATTGTTGTTTACAACCGCAATATATGATTCTCTTGGATGAAAAGAAAAACATGAAACTTCGTCCACTTTTTCCTCACTTTCTACACTAACAACTTGTATATCTGTTTGGTCAATTCTCCACATTAATACTCTGTCAGAACATGCTGCTGCTACTACGGGAATAGTTTTATGAAATTCTACACACTTGACGGCAGTTGGTAAACCGGTTAACTGTGCCACCCGTTTTGGTTGCGCCGAGTTTATTTCCCATAACGTTACAGTTCCTGCATCATCTCCAACTGCTACCAATGGTTGAGTTGGATGAACCGCCATGCACGTATTCGTCCGCCCTTCCATCACATTGAGTTCTGCAATGACGTCCATAAACCCTCCTCCGCGTTGATAATATTTTTTCGAAAAACGATGCCATCTATTATATTTCTTTTTTAACGACCGTTTTTTATATTTCATTATTTATATTTATTTGCCTAAATGACAATAAAAAATATTCACATATATTAATTCAATAAAAAATTAAAAAAAATAAAAATCATAAAAACACATAAATAAAGTCATTAAAAAATAATCAAATTGATTTTTTAATGAATAATAAATAAAATATCAGTGTTTCCAATTCAGAAGTTTTCTCAACATGAATCTGTTTATTCTTTCCCTGATTCCACGCGAAGTTGCCGAAGCCATGATGGACAAGCACATTGTAAAAATCATTCTGGAAGCGGTGCAAATGCTGTGTTCTGCTCGTCGCATTCTTCTCCCCGATGATGAGGAAGGCAATGCACCGCTTTACAAAATTGCACATAAAAATCATCCCGTGACAATTTGGTGCAGAGAATCTCAAGCCAATTTCATTTGGACACTCGACCTCATTGACGAAATGCACAAGGAATGGCAATACCGCTATGACCACCCTGAAACCAAAATCCACAAATCATACACGGTTGCACAGTATTTGCGAGAGCATATTCCAGACGCATCGCTTTTCCCTCAACAACGCCTCACCCCGTTCGCGCAAGCCATGCCGGACCAGTACAAGTGTGATGACGCAGTCCAAGCGTATCGCAACTACTACATGTCCGAAGAAAAACAAAAAATTGCCACATGGAACAAGAAACGAGCTGCTCCTGACTGGTACATTAAAAATGTGTAATAAAATGAAATAATCTGTTACCTAAAAACAAAAAAAACAAAAAAAACAAAAAATTATTTTACATTTTTTTGGCTACATTTTTATTGGATTGCAGATGCAGATATGCATTATTTTACCGGCGACTGCGACCACGACGAGATGTGCGACTATGACGAGATGTGCGACTATGACGAGATGTGCGACTATGACGAGATGTGCGACTATGACGAGATGTGCGACGATTGTGACGACGTTTATGCCCACCGCCTTCTGCTTTACCACTTGCTGCTGCTTGCTTTGCTTTTTCTGCTTCTTCTTCTTCGCGCATTTGGTCCTGTTCCTCAGCAAGAGATAAAAATTCAGAATTCCAGTCGTCCCAATCATCTCCCCATGACCTATAATATTTTGGATTTTCTTTTTTTAATAAGGTCCTATGAAAATTATTTTGAAGTTTTCCATATTTAATCCACTCATTTAAAATTATGTTTTGAAAAAATTTAGGATTTTCTCCACTCTTATTAATTTGAAACAATCTTTCAAAAAATGGAAACACCCAGTTTTTAAATAAACCTTGAATGGTTCTGCGTACTTCACATGGACCATTGTTGAAACATTTAATACCTCCAACCTCTGAACGTAGTCTGAAATCTCGTCTAATTTGGTCATTATTCATATTCATAAACTTAATCAATATAGCAACTACATTTTTTAAAAATTGTTGTATTCGTACATATATTTCACTTGTAGGATCCAATCCACCTTGTGCAACTCTTATCATAAATGGTTCAATGATCATTTGATTACATGTTTGAGTAAAACGTTCATCAGAATATTCAAATTCATCATCAAGATGAGAGGGGTGTGGAATAAGTTCTGGAACAAAATTTTCTATTATTTCTCTTAAAGGAATTAAAATTGGAGGTAACTCTGGTGTAAGTTTTAATAAATCAATAAACTGATTCGAAATTTCGAGTAACCATTCTGGATAAGAACGTAATGGTTTTACTTTCCAATGTTCTTGTCCAAAATTAATAACTATAGGGTCTGGTAATAATGCTGATATTGCTCCAACAAATGCTCGTTCACCAAATTTGTCTTTAAAGAAATGAATACTTTCTATCACATCATCTTGAAATCCATAATCTGCTAATCCTACAATTTTCATACGCATATCTCTAGGCAACCCTTTTAAATTAAGAGACGCTGTTGCAGTATTTCTCATATCATTAACATGTTTTCTGAATGTTGAATAATCCGTTGATGACATTTGTTCTAAATATCTACACTATACTATTATATATGTATAGATATAGATTTTTTTACAATTTATATATTTATATGAATATTTTTAGATAACCTGATGAATTTATGATTTTCTCTCTATTCTCTCAAGATTCAAACTCGCCAACTCCTTCTACATCAACATAACTGTCTGGATATAAATCGGCAGAATTCGCGTACTCTTCGTGCGCATCGTCTTCATTCATTTCATTTTCTTCATCTGGATCATAATCGGGTGCATCTCCTTCATCTGCAACCGCATCTTCGCGGGCCAGTGCCTCGGGATCCGGATCTCCGGACAACATGGTGCTCATTATTCCGCGCTCCTTTTTACGATGATTGATTCTCTCGATACGCGCCAATTCCTCCGTTTCAAAATCCGGATTATAAATTCGCAGACCCGTATTTTTGCCGATGGACTGTGTTCCCATTTTGTGTTTCTTGTGATTCAAGTAAATTTGTTTCTGGTCTTCCGACATTTGATCCACATTCTGCACAATGTCGTCTCTCTCATCGTCAAGAGAACGCAAATAATTCTCACGCACAGTTTCAATATTGCGGTTCATTATTTTTTTATCATCTAAAATAAGGTCAAAGTATGTGATCAAAATTCGCGACACTTCTTTTTGCACATCGATAGGATTCTTTTGCCCTGGCCCTTGTCCCGCCTTTTTCTCTCGAAATTGTTTAACAACATTGGAAAAATGCAGATAGCAATGAACGGCAACTAAGAAATAATATTCGTATAGCAATACGGTAATGTGTTTATTATTTCCGCTATAAGTGGGCGTGTTTTCAATGAGTTCATTGAGTAAAAGCGTAGTGGATTGCACATTTTTCAAAATATTACTGATCGGTTTCTTGTTTCCGATTTTATAAAAGTTGCCGAGTGTTTTCGTAACGCGCTCATTTGAAAATGCAATAATGGACGAAGCGTCACCGGAAGAAAGTTGTCCGGTAATGTAAGGCGGCAACGACTCAATTTCAGACACTTGACTCAAAATCATATTGGGATACACTTGTGTCATGTTTTTGATTGCATTTTTTATAAATTCAACTGATACTTCTAATGTGTTATTTTCGCCATTCCATAGAGTATTTTCACAATTGTTAAACATCATGATGCCACCTTTTGTAACGACGCCTTGTGTAATATCAGACGGGGTTCTGAATACGGCATTCATAGTTCCCTTGTTCTTCATGTTTAAAAATGCGGTAATTTGCTCTGTAAGAAGTTTACTGTTTTGTTCAAGATGCCGTTGCAATGTTCTGGATCGTTCAGTGCTTTGATTTTCGTTGAATGCTTTGAGTGCAATGAGTACGTCCTTATCTTCTTTTTCTTTTCCTTTTTCTTTTTCTTTAGAAAATAGCGCACTCATGGCCGTGGTTACAGTCGTGGCTGCAGATGGCGATAGCATTTTCGTTAATGCGCGATTTAAATGTTCATTATACGTTCCAACGCGGGCTTCATACATGGGTTTCATTGTCTGGCGATGAACCAGCTGGAGCAGGTGCTGCAAATCTTTAATGGTGTAATCCAGGTTGAATTCATTTTTAATTTGGGTTATTAGTTTCAATTTATTATCGTGTGACATACCCTTTGCAGATTTCAAAATGTTGAATATATCGCGATTCTCTCCAAACGTGTTTCTGAATTTACAAATTTTTTGGATTTCTTCTGAAAGTGCGGTTTCATTGATTTCTCTCAATGAACTTGCCTCTGCTTGTTCACTTTGTTCTTTCTCTTCTACCTTTTCTCGTTCTTCCTCTTCTTCCATTTCAGCTTTTGTTTCTGCCCTTTCTTTCGATTTTATTGGTTTTTTCTTTTTCGATGACTCGGTTGCAGATGCCGCCGCTTCCGAAGACGTAACCGCTTTTATTCCTTTGTGTTTGTCATAGTTGCAATACGTCATGAAGGCATTATAAATGGTGTATTCGTCAAAATTAGAACCTGGATCATGCGACATGGCAGCATAATGAATGACGCCTTGAGACGCTTGCAACATTTGCATGCTGCGCGTATCTTTTGGATCCAGCATGGTAGCAGCTTCGCTCAAGCTGTAAACGTCGTATAAAATATCGGCATTGCACTCGACCATATCGCAGTAATTTTTAATATTAGGTTCTCGGTCTATCATATATTGCAACACTGTTTTGGTATCATCTTTTTCATTGCAGCAAGCATTCTGAATATAATTTCTCGACAATAACTTTGACCTATCCGCTGTTTGCGCCGTGACTGCATCTTGAATGAGTTTCTGAACCAAGAGAGAAAAGTGAATGACTTTCGACTGAATGACGAGTATATTTTCAGTTTGTAAACTGTTTCCATTTTTAAGGTTTCGTTTCAAGTCATCACAATACGTTTTTGTAACGGGCAATGGTGTTGCAGTTAGAACAATGGACGGATTCACAAGAAGCGGACGAAAGTGGAATAGCGCGTCATTCACTCTGTATCTTGCATTGACCTTCATAATTTCGCGCTGTTTTTTTAGAGCATCATTGTCGCGCTTGGCTTCAAAACGTGCTTGTACGACTGGCAAATTTATTATTTTTGTTTTTATTAAATTGAAAAGTGTGTCCCTCATTTTATCCTGGTTTATTTTTTTCACAGAATTCCAAGGCGCGTAATCGCTCTTTACTTTTTGTGTAATGCAAGCCATATAAATGAGAAATGGTAAGCTGGTTTCGTCTGGAGAATACGGATACCCTTCAAACGATTTTACACAATTAGGAAATGTGCTTTTGGTTTTAATTTGTGGAATGGATGTTTGCACAACAATGATGATGAGCGCCATGCAATAAAAAATGAGGTACTGGTTATATGTTTTCTCATAGGTTTCATAGTCTGCGCTGGTTTTTTTATCGGCTTCATATTGTTCTTTTGTTTTTTTCGCCGGAACAATAAACTGGATATTTTCAATGATAAAACGTCTCTCTCTGGGTTTAAGAACGATTGACAAGGAATGTTCGTAATGGTCAATGACGCCAATCATGGTTTCATATTCTTCCCTTGTCGTTTCCAACTCGGTTTCTTTGTATTCTGCCGTTTCTTCTTCGGTGCCTTCTTCTTCTTGCGCTTCTGCTTCTTTATCCGCTTCTTCATCTTCTTGTAAAATAGCGGCAGCCGTCCCGGTTTGTTCAATGCCTTGGTTCTGAATATTGACGTTAATAATTTCGTCCGCGTTTACTGCTGTAATATCGGAAACCATTTGTTGCTCGTCGCGCATCAAGTGTAATATGCTTTCATTGGCGCCTTCTTCTTCTGATGCAGCCATCCATTCCGATTCGGATACAAATGCAATTTTTGAAATGGCATAACCGCTGAATTTGTCTATGATTTGATCGCCTTCGCGTTTACCATGTGACTTTTCAATCTGAGAGAGAACGGACATGTATTTCAACGACTTGGGGTCAGCGGGATTATAACTTTGAGCAAGATCATAAAAAAAGGTTGGTAGTAAACGGATTCCGGTTGTTTTGCAATAAAACCAGTGCGCGTCATCACCTGCTGCGGCA